TCAGCAACACCATCATCATCATAATCAGCTTTAATATAGGCTTCAACAACCAATACATCACGCATAGACATATCACTTGAGTCTGTATCACCATTTGTTTCTACATCTTGAAAACGATTTTGCACTTCAGATGTTGTGTCTAGTTCTGTATATCCTGCATATTTTTCAACAAGTTCTCTATCATAACCCATTTGTATAAGGTCACTTACTTTCATTGTTGTTCTATGTGCAACAAAGTCAGCATCTTCTAATGATGATGACCTTTTTGATACTAAAAATTCTTCAGGCGGAATATTATCAACTTTAATCATACCACCATAAGACATACGTTTTATTACAACATCATGGGAAACAGAGTAATTTGACATGGGCATACCCATTTCATCAACACCTTCTTCACCATATTCTTCTGTATTTTGTGATACTATCTCTACAGCAGGGTCTTGTAACAATAGTGTTAGCTCGTCATCAGATAGACCAGTATATTCTTCTTCTTTCATATCTTCCGTTTCGTCATAATACACTTTTACAACACCTAGTTTTTGTAACAAGGCATCTTTAAAAAAGTTATGTAAAACAACAAAACCATTATTTTGACAGTTTAGAACGTAATTTGCGTATGATGTTGCTTGTTTAGCACCTTCTACATCTTCAGGTTGACGTGGCATAAATTTTACAAATTCATCTGTCTGCGTAAACATACGCATAAGGCTAGGCATGATGAACTCAATAGTGTCGGCAACCTCTGTTGTAACAACTTGAGAACGACCTTCTTGCTCGTTACCATATTCTTCTCCCATGTAATAATCCATGAGAGTTTCACGATCTGTACTGTATTCTGAGTCATAATACCCTAATGCGTTTTCTATCTCATTACGCAATAGAGCATTAAATTCTAAATCGTCCATTACTTACCTTTTTTAGTTGTTTTCTTTTTTTCAGTAGTTTTTTCTGTTTTCTTTGGAGTAGTTTTTTTAGCTTCCCTCTCCATAGCTAATATTTGACTTCTTTGCATAATTTTAACTCACTATAATGATGAATAAAAGTAATCCGATAATACCGCCTAATGCAGCATCAACGTAATCCCATTGATGATCTTGAATATATTCAATAATATCTTTTATTTTTTCCATATTTTCCTCCTAATTTATATCTATATTATCTGGTGCAATATTAACTGTTGTAAGTTTTTCAACAAACTCATCTGGTGAGCCACCACTTTTAAAAAAACAATAGGCTGCAGAAGCCAATGTAATATCACATATTGTTTCCCAATCTATACCAGTTTTTTTAATAGATTGTAAATTTTCTACCATAGCTACAAAAATAGCATGAGTTACAGGATTTTCAGCAGCGTATTCTTTTTCTTCTTCAAACATTATTTCTAATTCGTCTAAGTAATCCATGAACTGTCCTTATAATCTATTGGTTTATTCCAATGTGTATGACCTCCACGAGCAGAAGCTGTAAAGGCTTGTTGTGCAAAGGTTAGGCAAAAGGCATCAGCTAAGTCACAGCTACGACCACCTAATCTTTTTTTAAACTCATCTTTGGCTTCAACTTTTATTTTTCCGTTTGATGTAAATTTAAAACGAGGAGCTATTAGTTCTTCTATTAATTTATCATCTTGCATAATGCGTACATCACGTCCTTCAAACCATTCTCTTGCTCTAAACCATAGCTCGTCTCGTAATCGCATATATTTTGTTTTTAGAGCAGGACTTTCGGAAACCTGTATAGGTCTGGCAGGTAGTTCCAATTCGGATAACCTTGACGCTACTCCAGAACCAATACCTATACTATCTACCATTATATCCGTTGGTTTGTCCTTATAATTACATATTTCGTACTCATTCATAACAATACCTACTGTTTCCATTAGGTCTTTACCTTGCCATGTTCGTACAGGCTCTATTAACTCAGCACCACGTCTTTTGCACAATGCGGTTCTGTCAGAGCCAAAATTGGCGACATCTAAACCCCAAACAACAGGTTCATAAGGGTCAACGCCAATATCCCTATCTATAGAGCTTTCTACCATATAAAGTGGTATAACAGTGTCATCTTCTGCTTTTGGAAACTCGCCAAGTACCCTAACTCTATATACGTTTGAGTCAGAACCATATTTTATGTTCATATCCTCAATAAATTCTTTTGATACTTGTGATGAGTCAGCACAGCTTACAGTCATTTTAGTCCAACGGTCACGCATTGCATGAAACGCATTAAAAAAATAACCTGATGTACGAGTAGGATTGCCAGTCATAACAACTTTAGCATCTGGTGTTGATAGCGAACCTTCGCCTACCTCAAATATCTTATCATCTACCCCTGATGCCTCATCAATAATAAACAAGAGGTTTTCAGAATGGAAACCTTGTAAGGCTTCTGGGTTTTCTCTACGAGACACACGAGCCACAGCATACGAGTCTGTCGAACCTGCAATATTAATTTTGTCGGATTTCATATCCATTTGCGAATAAAAACTTTCAGGCAAACGTCTTGCCCATTTTTGAGCTTCAGCCCATAGAACATCTGATAATTGGTGGGCAGTATTGGCTGTGCAGACAACCTTACAAGGGTGTCGTGTAAATACCCACCACAATATCAACCAAGATAAAACTGCTGTCTTACCTACGCCATGCCCTGACTTGACAGCACATCTTGGGTTCTGCATGACGTTTTGTAAAAATTCTCTTTGCCATTTTTCAGGTTTTACCTGTAGCATTGTTTCAACAAACATAACTGGGTCTAATGCTAGTTCTGCTAATATATCTGATAATTGTTCTTTACTCATTCTGACTCATTATGTCTGTTTTAAAAAAAGGGTACGAAAAATGGAATTAAAACGCACCCTTCCCTTTTCAGTAATGAAATAATTTTTTTTGAACGATTTTATTTTGGGGAGATAGTTGTTCTAAAACAACATAATTATTTCATATGATTGCATTGTTCGTGATTTCTCAAGACTTGTCAATATATAGAAAAAATTTTTTTTGCAGCACCATATATGGAATTTTTTTTTGAGAGGGGGGTATACATATATACAGGTAGAGGGGTCGGCAAAAAAGAAGGGGGGGGATTTAGTCGCTTTCTATATCTATAATATTGTTATCTATTGTTACTACGTCGGCGTCTTTTATGGGGGTCTTTTTATAATCTTTAATTCTTAATGCGACTTCTGATAACGTATCAGTAAAATTAGTCTTTAAATCAATATTAGTATCTTTAGGAAATAAGAAGCTAAACTTTTGAATGTTGCCTATATCCTCCGTCAAATAGTTATCTATTAATTCATGAAGCGGTTTATCCCTTCTTTCACTCATACTGTTCAAGGCGTGGCTTAATTGTCTTTTAAGTATATTTTGAGCAATAATCTTTGGCGATCCTTTCGACTTACTACCGACAGGGCGACCCCGCCTTTTTTTTATTGGTGCGTTTTCTGTTTTTTGCGTTGCGTTCTGTGGTTGCCCTATCTTTTTCATATAATTAAATCCATAAACTATTGTTATTATTAATAATCAATTCGTTTATTTTATCAATATAATTATTTAATTGCATAAAAAAAGGGCTTATTAAAAGCCCTTTAATTATTATTATATATTTAATATTATATAGCTAAATAATTTTTATTAACATTATTTAAAAACCATCTAAATGACTGAACTGTTAAATATTGAATGTCATCATCAATATTTTCTTTCCAATCATTCACAATTTCTTCACCAATTATATAAACGTACATATTCACAATTTTTTCAGCACTTGTAAGATCAGTAGTTACTTCTCCAAAATGAAACTCCTCATACTCTTTTATAAAATTAATAATATTTAATGTTTCATCGCCTAGCCATTTTTTAGCTTCATAAGTGCCAATAATGTAATAATTAGTATTGAAGCAATGGTGATGTATGTCATCATAAAAATAATTATCCTCAATTATAGCTTCGTCATTTTCTTTTATAAAATCATTAAAATGTTCTAATATTTCTTTTCTTTTGTAATCCATTTTATTTACCTCATTATTAGTTAATATAGTATCAATATAAGATAATATTATATATATGTAAAGTATTTTTTTAATTATTTTTTTTATTCTTTTTTACTTGCAATTATGTTTTGTTTCATTTAATGATATAAATATAAATAACAAAATGGAGTGTTAAAAATGAGTAAATTATCAATGCGAGAATTAATAGAAAAAATGGATGAATTTGAATTACAACATGAAGAAGTGGATTTTAGAGTTACACGTTGTGCAACAAAAGGAACGTTAGCTGTTATTTACATTTATGAAGATAAACTAGAGGATTAAAATGACCAGACAAGATTATATATATTTATTTATCGTACTATTTTCAATTTATTTATATTTTCAATTTATAGGAGTGTAAAAAATGGATTATTTTTTAATAATATCTTTTATATTTTTTGTAGTAATACCGCTTGGCTTTTCAATCTGGTTCGCAATAGACCAAATTAAAATTAATAATGGAGAATAAAAAATGGCATATTATATAGTTTTTAAAAACAAATTAGACCACCCATATTTTAAAAACAGTAAAAGAAAAATACCTGAATATGAAATATGGAAAGAATATCACAATGATCAAATATTTAATGCACCTATTTATGAAATATTAGAATATTTTGACACAAGAAAAGAAGCACAATCATATGTAAGGAGTCTAAAAAATGACATATCAAATTAATTTAAATACAACAACACCTTATGCAACTAATGAATTATATAAATTAGATAAAAGTTTTATTAATACTACTCATTATATGGGTTTAGCATATTTCTGGAGTATTGATTATAGGCATTCAGGTTTAAGAGAATGTTCAGTTGCTAAAAGAAAAAAAGTACATAAAAAATTGTTACAAGCTGGATTAAATGTAAATGAAACAAGTGATAAACATTTTCAAATAATTATGAATTTGTTAAATGGAGATATAGCATAATGACTAAATTACAGATTGCAGAATTGGTATTTGTATTAACAAGTCTATTTATACTTGTCTATGTCATATAGATACCCTTTTAAAACGAATTTAAAGCCTATACAGACATATTTTATAAGCTTTGGATATAGTGAGTTAGAATTATAAAAAAACAATGGAGAATAAAAAAATGGAATGTTTAGATTGTGATAATAAAGGTTG